TTCCGAACGCATTGAATCCAGTGTTCGGGTTCAATGTGATTGGGTCAACTATCACTGATTCACTATATCTGATAGTGATTGTTCCTGCATTGTTTACTGCATCGTGTAGTAGCGGAGCTGAGTCAATTGCATGATACGTGTTTGAACCAAAGAAATATGTAACTCCTGCACTAGGTGCTAGCTGAAGCAGCGTTGTTGCGTCCTTCGTGAACTTGCCAAACATCCATGCTCCATAGAATCCTCCATTTGAGAGATTTGAAGTATGGGGATGTGATAGTTGATTGACACCGGTGTTGATATTATATGTGCTTCCTGGCTTCTGATTGTTTGAGGGGTTGTTCAAGCCAAGCATAACAGTCCAGACTTCATTGTCAGCTGAGAAGAATTGCAACTGGTTATTGCTGTTCACTCCTGAGAAGAGAAGTCCAGCACCGCCGATATTGACAAAGCTTGTACCATCATGCACCTTTAACTTCTTCGCAGTGCTGTTGTAGTAAACATCGCCTTGAGTAGGTGTAGCAGGGTCTGCTGTTAAGTTCTGCATTCGCAGTCTGCCGATGTTCTTTACTTGATTGTTTTTGACATCCACATTTCCTGTGTTGTCAACTTCGAAGAGAGTTCCCATTAGACATTCACCCACGATGTTCCATCATATAATCTGAGTTTCTTTGATGTGCTGTTGTAATAGACATCTCCTTGCGTAGGTGAAACTGGGTCACTTGTTTGATTTTGCAATCGAAGTCTACCGACATTCTTCACTTGGTTATTCTTCGCATCCAAGTTTCCTGTGTTGTCGACTTCAAAGAGTGTTCCCATTTTCTATCCTCATGCAAGATTATCATTGATGTATTGAAGCTCTTCTCCCGTGAGAAGTGGTTGGACTTCAACTGAAAGTGCTGCTGTGAGCTTCTCTAAGATACGAGTCTTCACATCAGCTGAAAGTCCATCAGCTTCTTCAAATACCATTATCGTTTGTTCGACCATATGAATCACCTTTATCCGAGTATGACGGTTGCAGTTCCGTTGTACCCTTTGAACTGGCTCACTGTTGAGTTGAACCAGACTTGTCCTGTCACGGGAGAGCCGGGGTCTGAAGTAAGCACACCGAGGAAGAGTCTTCCAGTTGCGCTTGTCTTCACGTCACCGCCTGCAATGACATCTCCTGTTGAAGTAAGTGCTCCTGTGGCAGCAGCTCCTGTGACTGTAAGTGTTCCAGCAATGGTTGCATTCTGTTGCAGCCAGAGGTTCGCCCATCGTGTAAGTGATGCTCCGATGTCGAATGAGTTGTGAACAGTTGGTATGAGTGAACCAGCGCCAGTTGCGCTTGTGAAGTTCGAGCCACCAACAACCACAACGTTCCCCGTAGTTGCAACACCGAAAGTGACTGTGCATTGTGTTGCAGAGTTCAGTGTTACTGAGAGTGGGTCAATCAATTGATTCGAAGCATTATAGACATAGACGCCTACGTATTGCTGGTTCAAATTGTGAGTGACTGTCACTGAAGTGGTTGTCGTGAATGCTTGCTGATACGCACTGCTTGTACCATATGCTGTGAATGTGCCAATCATGCTCATGACAATGCATGTACCAGTTGTGCTTGTGGCGAATGTAAGAGTTACACTATTTGCACTTGCAATCGTGATGTCACTAGGATAAATAAGCTCGCCACCACTATCATATACTTGTACGATTGGTGATGAGTCATTCAAGTTGTGTGTGACGGTGATGCTTGTTCCAGTGAATGCTTGCGTGTACTTGCCACCGCCGACAGCGAACTCTGGGTCGATATCAACCATCAGCTTTGTCGTTGATTGTGCAACTCCAACCTTCACTGGAAGTGTTGGACGAGTTGCAGTGATTGCACCAGCTGAAGAGTCACTGAGATAGTATGTGCTGCCAGCAGTCAATCCTGAAAGGAAGTCAATCACTCCAAAGAGTGTGACATCGCCAGTACCGCCGCTGATGTTATTGATGAACCCAACAACCTTCGAGTTTGTAGCAGTGTTCGCTTGAGCAGGTACGAAGTTCGTTCCATTGAATCGAACTGCATCTCCGTTTGAGCATCCACTCTGGTTTGCGCCAGTGATGATAACGCCACCGCCACCAGTACCGGGCGAGATGATTCTCTCATCAATGATGTTCGCGTTTGTAACAGTCGTTGATGTGTTTGGAACGAGGACACGAGCAAGACAGAAGTGAGTTGTCGGCGTATATGTTGGAGCAAGAGGCGTTGCTCCTGGTGTGCCAGTGACAACTGACGGAGTTCCAGCGCTATTGATGAGGACAAGGTCATAGCGGTTGAAGCTTGGGTCAGATGCAGCGATAGCAAGTCCGCTGACTCCACTGACGACGACTTTCGTTGCGTTGAAGAATATCTCACCGCTTGCCACATCTACTGACATGTTGAGTGGTGAGTGCTGTGTAACAGCACAGCCTGTCTTTACAGCATTCTGAAGCTGGAACGCTAAGTTGTTCAGCTCAGGTGCAAAGACCCGATTATTTGCATTAAATTGAAGTGCCATTGTCCTCTACCTCATGTGCTCGCAGTGAAGTTAAACGTGAACTCTATCTTCACTTCTTCTCCTGAGTTTTTCGTATATGTTACGTTGATGCGATTGAACATCGTTGGTCCGCTTGAAGCATTGAATGTGCCAACCTCACCGTACGTTCCATTTCCTTCTGTCACTCCAAGCACTGTGCTTACAATGAGTGAAGAACCAGGAGTGGATGAAGTGTCAATTGCTTTGCGGAAGAGTTCAGTTTGAAGTGCAGTATCTGTTGCAGTCACTGCTGTTGCCCCAGTGCCAACTGCAATATGTGAGAGTGCAGAAACAGAGTTGGATTGTAGTCTATCGCCAATCATTGCAAGGCCAGTGTTCACTACCTTGTTTTGTTTTTCTAGCTCAAGCTTCCAGTCGCCTTCTACTCTCTTGTAGATGCGAAGAGTTCCAATACAGTTGATTGCGTCTCGTAGCATGTTCTCCCTCATGATATAAATGTCGCGTCCTCTATCAAGCTTGCTTCAATAGTGAAGAAGCCGCCTGCAGTGACGAGTGTGATTGTGACTGAATCTGCAATATCAACAGCGTCAGTAAGTAGTGCTCCTCCAATAACAGGAACGAATCTTGCATAGATTCCTGCTGCTTTTGAATCGGCAATTGCTTGAACGACTGAGTCTTTGAGTAAGAGTGATGGGATAGTTTCGAATGTAACAGTGAGTGTGAATTGACATGGGTTAGCTGGGAAGTCTTCTGTCAAATCAATGCTTCCTGGGCTAAGCCCCGTTAGATTGACAATAGCATCAATGATACCCGGTGATGTACCACTGCTCCTGAATACGCTTGCTGCTGATTTGACTCTAGCTCGATAGTTTGTGTCTGTCTCTCCCGGCTTTCGAGCAAGCTTGAAGAGTGCTCCAATCGAATCAATCTCATCACCGACAGCAGTATCGATTTGTAAGCTGAGGACGAGGAGTGCAGTTTCTGCATCGAACGTGTCAAGTTCTGACATGACGGAGTTCATCCAGCCGTAGGTAACACTGCCGGCGTCGGTATTCCACCAACTAGGCAATCGTCCTAATGCCCTGTCGAGTCTGTCTGTCATATTCTATCTTCACCTATATGAGTATTTAAAAATATCAACTGACCGTGATTGTACCTGCTTTGGCCACTTGACTGACGCTGATTGTGACATCAGCCGCAGGAATTGTGAGTGTGCTATTGACGACGCCTTCAACTGATTGAATGACGCGTGTGAGTTCAGCCCTATAGACATCAGCTCCAACTCCCAAGCTGTTCAAGTAGAGACTGAGTGCATCGGCCACGGCGCTCTTTGTAGCAACTGAATCATATGCAACATCGACAACAACTGAGCAGGTGACAGCAATTGAAACGACAGTTGGTTCACTGACTGTTGCAACTACACCTGCTGCTTTTGTTGCAGCAACAGCAGCATTGACATCTGCTAGCACTGCTGGTGGCATTGGAATCTCTACGCCAGAGACGAAGATATCGACGTGTCCCAACCAGTGGTAGTTGTACGTAGTGTAGAACTGTGTGTTGTTGTCAGGCTTCTGTCCTGCAACTTGCCAGACAATGTTGCTATCAGCATCGAGGATGTAGTCAGTGTTGACAACGAATGTATGTCCCGGTGTTGAAAGGTATGTGCCTGTGACAAGGAGTGTGACGTCATTCTGAGCAACTTCGTTTGCAAGCTTGTAGATGAGTGTGCCTGTGAGATATAAGTGTGGTTCAGCCGCAACCGAGTTCGCCGGTAAGTCATTGACAGTTACTGATGCAACACCAGTCACAGCAAGCACAGCGTTCTCAAGAGCTTGAGCAGTTGCCAAGCCTGTGATACCGCTATTCTTGATTCTATCACGGAGAGCGGCATCAGTTTCAATGTCAGAGCCGCCAGTCATTGCTTCATAGTTGTTGACTGTGTCAATGCTTGGAATACTGCTGACCTTGAAGACAATCTTATTTGCGCCAACATTGTATGCAACACCAACTGCTTCTGCAATGCATTCAACTTCTTTCGAGAGAGGAATGTATGTTGTAGCGAAGTTGGTCGTAGTGTCTGGTCGTGTTCCAGCGGTTGTCCACCGCACCAAGTCGCCAGAGTATTGGCTATTCTCGCCAAAGAAGAAGAAGTCCATATTGAGCAAGCCGCTCGTGATTGTATCTGAGGTATTGTTGGTCTCAACCCTGAGCTGTAAGAAGTTGATAGCAGTCAAGCTCGGGAAGCCAGTTTGTAAGAGCGACGTTGCTGTTCTGTCAATTCTGACAAGGTTCCATCCAACAGCAAGTGTGCTTCCTGAGAGAGTCAAGTCTTTGCTGTTTGCAGTCGAACCACCACTTCCATACCAGAGCCGAATGTTCTTGATTTTTGCAAGTGTTGGCGCATCAGCAACTCTGAACCAGAAGAGCAAGTCTCTGCTGCTTGCATCTACAACTGAGCCAAGGATATGTGAGTAGGTGATGAACGCCGAAGCAGTTCCAGTCTTTCCGAGCTTCAAGCTCTTCGTACCTTGCCTGAAGTTCACGGCGTCAGTTGTGACGGCTGAGGCATCAACGTTGTTTGTCCATCCTGTGATGACTTCACAGTTGTCAGCAGCATTGATTGTTGAGACATCAACAAGAGTGTAGTCTGTCACATTCACCACTGAATAGTCAGTTGTCGCAACGAACGTGTGTCCAGGAACAGTGAGTACAGTTCCCGTAAGTGTGGTGATTGAATCAATGATTCTCTCATTGAGTTGATAGTCATAGATGCCGTCTACAAATGCATGTGCTTCGGTAGCGATGTTAGCACTGAATGTGGTATTTGCTACAACCAAGAATCGTAGTGGGTCCTCACTTGTATTGGGTTGAGTAGACACTACGCTGTTGATAGCAATTGTGAAGTCTGAGGGAGCTGCAACATTTCTTTGGAATGTGACAAAGTTATTCGCCTGAGAACCAGTCTTTCTCGTGACACCAACAATAGCACCAATCTGTTCAAGGTCTGTGCTCGTTGCAGTATCTACACGGCTACCATCATAGATGTTCTGCAATTGTGTGTACAGCAAATCAATCTCTGATGCGACTGATTCAAGCATCTGTCGAAGAACGCTTCCGACGTTTGCATCAGTAACTGTATCAATGTTCGCCAAGACATTCAGCAACAAGTCGCTGATGATGTCATTCAATACTTTGACTGTGAATTGTGTCATGCTGTCACCTGCTTCTTCATCTCAGCTCGTAGTTTATCAGCAGCACTGCCAGCATTTCTGTCACGAAGCTCTTTCTCGAACTGAAGGAAGTATTCAATTTGAGTGCATCTCTTATCAGCAAAGTGTAGGCGAGTTGCCTCAATACTCTGCTCAAACTTTTGTTTCATGCTCATGCTGATTCACCTGTAATGAAGTACGGGAAGATGATATTGAGTGTTTGCTCGCTATCGATGGGAGTGACCATGATGTCAACTTGCATCGTATCTTTCAGTACATTCACATATGATACTTTGATTGAGTCAATTGATTTGATTCTCGGTTCTTGAAGCAGTGCTTCTCGAACATGTTGACGAGCTAGTTGAAGTGTGAAGTCATTTGGTACTTGGCCGACGAGGAGTGGAAGTCGTGAGCCGTAGTCAGGGTGTAGTTCAAGCTCTCCCCGCAATGTCTTCACACGACTGATGACTGCTTGTGATAGGTTGTCTTGATACTGTATGATTTTGAAATCGTTGCCAGAGCTAATTCGAACATCATCATCAGTGGCGTGCTGTATGAGTAAGTCAACTCCCAATCTTGCTTGTGCGATATCGACCATTTAACTCACGTCCACGAATGTGTTTGAACCTGCTCCATTGATTGCTGTTGCATCGCTTGTGTATGAATCACCGACGAGGCATATCTTGTTTCCGTTGATTGTGACATATGATTGTCCGAATGAGTTCGGAGTGAATGAGTGTGATTGGATGTTTGGTGGTACGCATGGTGGGTTGTTGTGGCTCGGAACGAGTAGGTGTCCGTTCTGCACCATGATTAGGGATGAGACAATGCTGACAAAACTGTTAGAACCAACATCAACAGTCCCAGCAACACTGCCAGCACAGACCGTGCCACTATGTATGCATGTTCCGTTGGAAATAACAACCTTGACCATTGCGGTCTCCCTTTTTGTATATTCATATTCCTGTTACGGCATATTTAAAAATAATCATGTGAAGGGTATTGGCGTCTGGCTGAAGTTGACTGTCACCCCACTAATCGTCATGTTTCCGGCTGCATCAACTTTGATGCCATACCCATCTTTGTTTGAAAGCACAAAGCCACCATCGTGATTCAAGCGCAGACGTGC